CCCGGGCTGCAATTATCGCGATATTGCCAAAGCCATGCCGGGAACCAACACCAGCACTATCAATCGCTGCCTTGGCCGTTTTTATGAGGAGGGGAAGTTACGCCGTGATTTTCAGGAATCGACGCTGACTTACTACCCGTCTAACCAAACCCTGGCAGAAACGCTATCAGAGGAAGACCTCCGGACACTGACCGGGCTGGAAAACCGGGCGCAGCAGCTGGAAGCGCAGGGGCTTTATTTCCGCGCCGCATCGGTCTGGCTTAAAGCGTTTGATATGGTGATTAGTAGTACTGATCGGAATCGTTATGTTTCCCGCCGGGCCTTGTGCCTCAGGCATGCAGGAAATTTCATGACACCGGAAGGGCGCTGTTATCTCGCTGGCCGCTACGTGGGGGAAGAACAGTGAAAATACTGACCATTCGCCAGCAGGAAGTTTTAGATCTGATTATCGATTACATCGCCGATCACGGGTTCCCGCCAACCATTTATGAGCTGTCTGGACTGATGGACTGCCGTTCGCCGAATGCGGCTAACGATCACCTTCGTGCGCTGCAGCGTAAAGGGGCCATCACCATTACGCCGGGCGTTTCCCGGGGCATCACGATCACCGGCCAGAGCGTAGAGGATGAGGCGGTTACGCTGGTTCGTTCGCTGCTTAATGGCGATGAGCATGCCAGGGAAAATGCGATCGCTTTTCTCGAATTACGTGGGGTCGAACTATGAAACTGACCCTGCCATTCCCGCCCAGCGTAAATACGTACTGGCGCGCCCCGAACAGGGGGCCGCTGGCTGGTCGCCACCTTATCAGCGCTGCCGGGCGTAAATACCAGAGTGACGCCTGCGCTGCCATCATCGAGCAACTGCGCCTCCTGCCGAAGCCGTCCACCACGCCAGCAGCAGTCGAAATTGTTCTTTTCCCACCGGATCAGCGTCGTCGTGATCTGGACAACTACAACAAAGCGCTGTTTGACGCATTGACGCATGCGGGCGTCTGGGAGGACGACAGTCAGGTTAAAAAAATGCTGGTGGAGTGGGGGCCAGTGGTACCGAAGGGAAAAGTAGAAATCACGATCAGCGAATACGAAACGGCGGGTGCAGCCGCCTGAACAGTGGAGAACAGCATGCAACAGTTAATGGTTATTGATGGGGTAACAGTGCGTCGCGACAGTCAGGGTCGCTACTGCCTTAATGATCTGCATCACGCGGCAGGTGGAGAGGACCGGCACAAGCCGGGTAACTTTCTGCGGATGGAGTCAACCCGGGAGCTTTGCGCGGAAATTGACCGTTGCTCAGATGTGAGCATCGGTTGTATCGAGTCGATTCGCGGCGGCGCAGCGCAGGGAACATATGTTTCCCGCGAAGTGGTGTTTGCCTATGCCATGTGGATCAGCCCCGTATTTAACCTGAAGGTGATCCGCACGTTTGACGCGGCGGTAAATCACCCCCAGAAAATCAGCCCCAGCCAGGCGGCTGACAAGATGCAGGCGGGCGTGATCCTGCTCGGGTTTATGCGCAAAGAGCTGAACCTGTCGAATTCCTCAGTGCTGGGCGCCTGCCAGAAGCTACAGGAATCGGTCGGGCTGCCGAACCTGGCCCCGCAGTATGCCATCGATGCGCCGGCAGATGCTCAGGACGGTAGCAGCAGGCCAACGCAGTCACTCAGCGCGCTGCTGAAAGCCAACAGCATTCGCCTGAGCGCTAACCAGGTTTATCAGCAACTGGCAAAGCTGGGCATCGTTGAGCAAAAAACACGGCAGAGTCGTTCCGGTCCGGGTGGCGTGAAAAAGTTCTGGTCGCTTACGGCTAAGGGTTGCATGTACGGCAAGAACATCACCAGCCCGGCGAATCCTCGCGAAACACAGCCGCACTTCTTCGAATCCCGATCCGCAGAGTTGTTTCGCCTGCTGGATACCGTGCACTGAGGTGGCCGTGAGAGCGTTATTAAATCCTGTGATCATTAAAGAGTTCGGGCTGGTGGCGTTCCGGCCCGGTCCTGAATTGCTGCCGCATTTCTGCCGTGGTCGCATCCTGCTGGAGAACGAACCGGATCGACTGGCTGACCTGCCGACAGGTGAAATACCCGCGGCGCGCCAGCCACTGGCTGAAGATCCGGTTATGGTGCCTGTATTCGAACACCCCGAAGTAATACTGCGTGCTGGTGGACTGGCGAGCCTGGAAGCCTGGCTGCTGCGTGATGACGGATGCCAGTACCCCCACGCCACCTATCACCACCACGAACTGGTGACTATGCGGCATGAGCCCGGCGCTCTGCGGCTGTGCTGGTCCTGCGACAACAAAGTGCGGGAGCATTTTACTGACGAACTGGCGGGCATTGCGCGGGCAAACCTGGTAGCCTGGGTATTGTCGGTGGTCCGGCGCGGGCTGGGGTTCGATGATTCCCACGCAGTGACACTGCCGGAGCTGTGCTGGTGGCTGACGTTCAACAAGCTAACGCACGTGATCCCGGAATCCGTAGCCCGTCAGGCGTTGCAAATGCCGAAACAGGTTATCCAGTCGGTAACCCGTGAATCGGACCTTATGCCATCGGTCCCGGCCACCAGCATCGTTGAGGAGGCTGTAAAACAGGTACTGGCGCTGAAGTTCGATCCGGAGACGCCTGAGTCATTCATGTTACGACCGAAGCGCCGCCGCTGGCAGAGTGAGAAGTACACCCGCTGGGTGAAGTCGCAGCCGTGCGCGTGCTGCGGCAAAACAGCAGACGATCCCCACCACCTGATCGGATACGGTCAGGGCGGGATGGGGACCAAAGCCCATGACCTATTCGTGTTGCCTTTGTGCAGAACGCAC